TAAATTTTACTTGTTGACAACATGACAAAATGACAATTGTTTTCAAAAGCTTTTTTACCTATCTCAAAATCCACATCGCATCTTTCATCATACTTATCTAATTTATATGAAGGATTTAATGCACAATTTACTACTGTTCGATATTTGGAAATGTCAGCATATTTAAAATTATTATAAGAAACGATATCGAAATTGGATAAGTGTTTTCCTATAAAACTACTCTCACCGACAATTAATGTTTTTTTCCACGAAATTTTATCCATTAAAATAAAATATCATTATTAAATTTTTCCCAATTAATTCCTGGAGACATGTATGGATCTACCTGCGTTGTCACTCCAGGTACAGCAGTATACAATCCTATGCCTTGGCTCCATAGATATCTAAACAAATCTCGATCTCTTAATCCATATTGTCTAATTATTTGTGATATTTGTTTGTATAGATTTCCCTCTACTGCATAAGTACAGCAAGTTGCTTCCGCAGTTCTCCAGTGGTGATTACTTAAATTATCAAATACTAATTTTTGAGGATAATCAATATCATCTGTTCTTGTATAACGATCTAAATGATCGTATCCATTCACTAGGCCAAATCGTTTTACGGATAGTGCAATCTTCCGTACAGAATCATCTAAGTGCAAATAATCATCTTCAACAAAATAAATGTCATCATCTAAAGTATCGGCAATATCAAATGTTTTTATAAGACTCTGAAAATTATCTTGATTATTAATTTTCACAATTTCATATTTTTCAGGAATCATTTCTAGTAGAATATTACCCGGACCATCATGAACAAAAATTACTTTGTTTATTAAAGATTGTGCTGCAACAACTGAATTTAAAAACGAACTTAGGCATTTTTGCTTAGAGTACCATTTAGGTCTAATATCCCGTAAATTCCCATCAGTTTCTTTTTCGCACAATCTATAAATTATATTCATTATTTTTTTCTCCACGGAAATTCATTATTATATTTTTCAGACATTACTTTATTACCATTCAGGAAGAATTCTTTATTAACAGATCCTTCCCCACCATCAACTTTATAATTTACTGTATATTTTCCTGTACAATCATAGTTGTTAAAATATTGTGAGATTGCGGATAGAAATACTCTATCTTGGCCCCAGCCACCGTGCCACACCTGTGCTAGTTTTATAGCAACTTCTGTTTTAATACAATATGAATTGGTATCAACATGACTATTACCATGATATGTTTTCCATTTACCTAACGATTCACAATCATCATTACAAACATAATTACCTTGTTTGTCGTATATCTTCCTAAGAGAATAAGACCAATGAAGATTATTTTTCTCGATAGTACTTATACAGGTTTTTACATGATCAAAATCAAACCAATTATCTTGATCTAAATATAGAACATAATCGGTGTCGAGCAGGTGAGTGAACGCAGCATAAACTCTATGGCCATAAAAACCATTGGCGCCCACATTAATCGGCAATCTCGCAATCTTCAATTTTGAATTGTTATAGTGTCCTATCAGATCCATTGTTTTTAACCAATTTTCATCACCATCAATGACCACATAACATGTCGTTGGATAATCCTGAAATAGTACACTATCAACCGCTTTACGGAGATCAAAAGATCCTGTTGTTGGTATAATCACTGTTGCCGTCATACTTTAAATCCTTCAAATGATTTCTTTGCTGTTTTTTCCGTTGTACCAGCATCGACAATACCCATTTGGGCACTCTGTTCAATATCATACAATTTCATTTTAGACCTGTCAATACCAATAGTAAATCTTTTATAGTGTGTGGGGTCATTATACCGATTCTTCAATTGTTTCACCATAATCTGATTCATGCTCTCAAGTTCTTCCGATGTAATCAATGCAAACATCAAATCGGCCGTCGCGGGCAAACCAAAAGACTCAGAGGTGTCCTCTAGTCCAGGATCGCTGGAGGTGAACCCGGAACGAGTGGTCTGTGTAGCACTAACAATCGGCACATTAAACTCAACCGCGAGACCCCGGAGTTCTTCCGCAATGGCTTTGACATATGTATATGAGTTAATATTCGCTCCGGCCTTAATCCTCGCTGAACAGCAAATATTCAGGTAATCGATAAAAATGATATCAGGAACAAATGATCGTTTCAGGTTCAATTCATTCAAAAGAGTTCTGAAGTGTACTGATGAGGCCGCGGCCGTAGGATATTCCTTGATAATCAATTTACCGGTCGTCTTACTACGAACACGGGAAACTTTCTTATCATACACCTCCTTCGTCAATTCAACCAACTCATCGGTCGTGACATTCAAAAGATTTGCATCGATTCGTTCTGCAATCTTCTCTTCGGACATTTCTAGAGTTATGTAGAGTACATTTCTACCTTGCACCATACAGCCGGCAGCAACGTGACACATGAATAAGGATTTACCAACACCAGTACCAGCAAGAGCAATATTTAATGTCTTGGTAGGAAGTCCACCTTTTGTGATTTTATTGAAGTATTCCAAATCAAAAGGAATTCTTTCCTCTTTCCTGTGATAGAATTCATAACGATCATCAGAATTTTCTAAGTAATCGTGACCTACCGAAGTATCAAAACTGATCGCTAAGGCGTCCGATAGTATTTTGGGAATCGCACCTTTATCTTGAGATTTGTCCTTTCCCTCAAGAATAGAAATCGACCCCAATACTGCATTGTACACTGCCTTTTCTTGACAAAACTTTTCTGTCTTGTCAACAAGCCATTCCAATTTGGTTTCTGTATTTTTATTAGATTCAATGTCTTGTATATAAGTCTCACACTTCTGTACTTCGTCGCCTGTGAGAGAATTCTTTTCTTTGAGGGCAATACCGATTGCTTCAGTCGAAGGTGAAGAATTGTACTTTGTCGTAAACGATTCAATTTCATTGAAAATATATTTTTCAGTTCTATCCGAGAAATACTCGGATTTTATAAAAGGTAAAACTTTGCGTAGGTATTCTTCATTGTAAATTAAATTCTTGAGAATTGCTTGTTCCAACTTCATCTACCAGTTCCTGTTCAATGTTTGATGACATAATTTCTGTCAATAAATTACCAATGTAATTCTTGAAATCCTCGTTCTTTTCCATAGACTTAGGCTTTTCAAAAGTTGATTCTAACACATCATAGTTGAAAAGTAAATACATTTCATTGTTTTTTTCCTCAAATTTAACTTTACCATATTTGAATACAGTATCTTCATATTTACCACCCAATAACCTAATGTGTACCGAATTTTCATCATCCTTAGGGTACATGAAACAATAATCTACACCTTCAATCATATTATCCATTCATTCCTCCGTATTAAGAATATCACTCGTTGAAACCTTGTATTTATTTTCAATAAATTCATTAAATGATTTTGATGTTATAATTGGTAACCAAAAATCTTTAGTGTCGGTTTCTTTTTCACGATATTTTTTATCTTCAATTTCACCAGTGTCTTTATTTACTTTACTGTACCATCCATTGGATGGTTTGATGACATGTCCAGATTCAAGAGCAACGTCAAGTAAGCCAGACCACTTGCTAATGCCACCGTCAAAAGATACAGACACAGGTATTTTAGATTTCTCTTTGACATAACGACTCTTCTCAACATTAATAATAAAGTTATAACCGACGACTTCAGTTCCTTCTTTTTCTTGCTGACGGCCAATAATGAAAATATTGTCAGCGGAATAATATGAGCCGGTGCCACCACCAACTATATCCTTAGGGAACATTCCAATTTCTTTGTATGTATGATTAACTACAATCATCGGAATATCCTTCAATGATAGATGAGGTGTAATCATTCTAAACAACGATTTGATCTGTTTTGCACGGGACATATCGGCCACAGATTTACCATCAAGTGCATCCTCAACTTCTTTCTTTGATGCAAGATTGCCAATAGAATCAATAATGATAATCAATTTATCACCACGTTCAAGTTGAGTAAGTTGAGTCATAACATCAAACTTCAATTGTTCAATGTCTGTAAGTGGAGTATGTAAAACACGCTCAGTATCAATACCAAAAGAAGTGAAATATGATTGAGGAGTACCAAACTCCGAATCGTAAAATAACAATGCGGAATCTGGATATTTCTCCAGATATGACTTAGCCATCAACAAACTAAATGCAGTCTTGAAATGCTTTGATGGTCCCGCCCACATTGTAAGTCCTGGCGTCAAACCTCCATCTAAAGAGCCAGATAGTGCAACATTAACAATTGGCACCGCAGTGGAAATCACATCCTTAGACATAAAGAATTTAGATTTCGAAAGAATGGCCGAATCTTTAATGCTGGTGTTCTTTTTAATTTTATCAAGTATGCTCATATTTTACCTTATTTGTTTAACTAAAGAAAGATTCAAGGGTGCTTGTTTTTTCTATCTCCCATTTCATACAATCTAAAATAATTTTGATTGGATCAATAAAAGACTTTTCAAATTGCATATCATAATCAATATAATCATTTAATCCAAATTCGACTGGCAATCTAGAAGGATAAGAAATCACAGTATCTTTGAAATGATTTGGCATTTTCAGATATGCAAATTTGAGTTTCTCACCTTCTTGAATGAGTGGATATTTCTTGGTCAGATTTTTCTCTTTAAGATGGTGATTATAGAGAATTGCACCCTTAACGTGAATTGGCGTTCCTGATTTATATAGTTTAACGGAATCAGAATATTTGGCAAGACCATTCAAACCTCTTGGAAAAGAAATCTCTTCTGGAGGTAACTTTCGAAAGTCTTCTCTGAATTTATTAATGAATTCATGAATGTTGGTTTCGGTGCCAGACAACATAATCTTAATAGCCTCAGACATTTTCTCACGAATCGCCGATGGTGTCGAAGACTTCACCATCTCCAAGCCCATCACCTTCATCTGAGGTTCATTATATTGAACACCCTCATTATTGTACACATTCATGATATAACGCTTCTTGGCAGTCCAGATGCCTTTATCAGCAAGGGCCTCTCGCTTCATCTGCATCTTCTGGTCATATGCATGAACATAATCAGATAATTCTTTATACGATTTGTCGATGAAAGGTTGAATCTTTTCTTCACATACCGTATCCATGAACTGTATCGTTTTTAGAATAGGTTGATTAGTATCACAAACCTTATTGATTAGTGGACCAAGTTTCAGATAAATTGAATCTGTGTCGGATGCAATTACATAATCTTCATTAGTCTTCAACAAACCATTCATGTACTGATTCAGTTTAGCCTCAATCCAACGAATG